TCAAAGTCAAGGTCAGGTTCTTCAAAAAGACTCACTACACCAAGAAACTGATTAAGGTCATAGATACCGAAGTCACGAGGAAACATTTCCTGTACTTCGACTTCGGCCATCACAGACTTCATTTCAGATATAGTACGTAACACATTACCTTTCGTTACGTACAGCGATTGATTCATTGACGAGTAATTCTTTAGAATAGAAAACGTCTTTGGCGTCAATTTCATAATATAAATCTCACTTACTTTTTACCAGATAGCTTTTCCGCTTTAGGTTCTAAGAAATCTTTACCTACTGTTGCACTAGCACCTACTTGCGCTAGATCAGCAAGACTTCCACTAAACATATAAGAACCCATATGCGTCATCTTCATCCAAGGACACATCCATACTTTAAGACCTGCTTTACGAGCCCATTGACAGAACATATAATCTTCTGACAAATAACGCTTAGTTTCAGGATCAATAACACAATCAAAGTATGCCATAATCTCACGTGAACCATCAAAATGTTCAGTACGAATATGGTCTGGCCTATACATAAACTCTGGATAAGCTTCAGCATATTTCTCAAGTGTATTACGCTGAATCATCATAAAACCTGTACCACCTTCTAGTACTTCAGCAGGCTTATCGATACGAATATCGTTACCACCATTAACAGGATTAAATACATAGTCACCTACATATCTTTCTAGCTGCTGAGGATTTTCATCAGCAAATCCTTTATCAACAGCTCGCTTGATCTTTTCCCATGCAATAGCTTTTTTAGGATAAGGTCCACAGACAATATCCTTATCAGTACCAGGTTCTGCAATTGCAGCTAGTGCTAGTACATCAGTCGGATCAAAACCAATATCACTATCAATAAACATTAAATGTGTATAATCAGAACGCATAAACTCATCAACAAGATAGTTTCGAGCTCGAGTGATTAACGATTCGTTAAACAAGTAGTAAAAACCTACTTGTACGCCATGTGTCTTAGCTAATGCAGCTAGATCACTAACAGACTTAGTATAGATACCAGCACACTGTCCACCATACATCGGTGTAGCTACGAGTATCTTTCTTTTACGTAGTTCTTCTTTATTGATTTGAATTTCAACTTGACTCATCATCAGTCTCCATTGTTTAATTTACAGTTAGTAAAGTCTGCTGTATACCACTTTGCTTGAGCTTCAGGAGACTTATCTTTTTGCCATTTTTTAGTTTCTGGACTATACGCACCAACACGTGAACTGATTTCTTTAATCACTTCATCCATCACCTTGTCGCCATGATATCCATACTTGGCAATCTCACCGTAAGCAAAAACAATAATATCAGCCATAGCGTCAATACGACCATCATCATCTTTTGCTTCTAGAAATTCACCGAGCTCTTCTACAATCATAGCAAGAAAGCCATTGCGATCTGGCTCCTGAAAAGTGATCAGACGTTCGTCTGACCACTCCTTAATACGCTCAAAATTTGTGCTCATTAAGCAACCTCATTATATTCAGCAAGCACGCTCTCTGCATGCTGCCGTGCAGTATCATAAGATACTGGACCTGTTTCATCAGCGTAAGAAACTGGATCAGGTCGACCTAGTTTAATAAATGCTTCAATACGCTCTACTGAAGATGAGCTCTTATAATCTGAATACCAAACACCATCAACCTGAAGAGGTTTATAAGATGTGTTAGTACGACTATAAACTTCGTCGAACTCAAGTCCAAGTTCTTCACAGAGAACAGTACCATCCTGTAGAATATCATACTTGTCACCTTGCAGATAAGGCGTGAAGTACGTTACTTTTTCTGCATCCCAGTTACCAATACGGAATGCTTCATCATCTGCATCACGGAACTCTTGACGGCAATCAGGATAGATAGCATGATCACCAGCATGAATACCAAGTGCAATAGCCGTCTCTTCATCTGTATTCTTAACAACTGACAAAGCTACTGCCTGGACAATGGATGCAAAGATTTTATTGCGATTAGGTACTACCGTCTGCTTCATATTATCTTCTGCATAATGTCCTTCTGGAACATCATCACCGCCAGACACTAGGGCAGAAGAAAGCAGATTGGTAATACCATCAAGCTTAATTACTTGATAGGTAATATTATGACCGTTATTCGCCAAATAATCAACTAATTGTTGAGCTCGCTCAAGCTCGCATACATGCTTTTGACCGTAGTTCATTGAGATAGCAGTTACATTTTCTGCACCTACTTCCTTAATGCAACGTAGTAAGAGAGTTGAGGAGTCCATACCTCCGGAAAGAGAAACAACAATATTTTTCATATTAACACCTTTATGTAGAAAGCAGTGTGATCTTTAAAGTGGTTAGCTTTCATAAACCACTATTGTCTTGCGGTCTTAGTACAGAAGTTCATTACGTCTACTATACCACCGCCATACTTGTAAAGCGTATGAGGCCCAGTCGCACGAGTAGGATTAATATCTACACCGCCACGTCTAGTATACAAACACGATACAAATAATTCTTCTGGATCTAACAAGTCGTATAAACGCTTGTAAATACATTCGCAAATTTCTTCATGAAAATGATTCTCTTTGCGCATAGAAACTATATACTTAAGTAATGATTCTGGCGTTACAGCGTTTTCACCCTTAATGTGAATATACACATCACCCCAGTCAGGCTGATTAGTTACTCGACAATTAGAACGTAACGAGTAAGATCTCCAACGTTCGTATCTACCAATAGAAGGAACTACTTCTAAAATATCAGCACTTTCATTATAGTTGTCGAACGACATATTCTGTATGTTACAATAATGCTCTAGCGAGGCAAAGTCACCAATAATTGGTTTAACAGTATCAATATCGCCCCTCTGAATAAAAACTTCAACAACACCACCAACTGCTTTAGACAAATCGTTAGATATTTTATCTTCTATAATATAAACATCATCAGTGGTTTCAATTAGACGAGCCATATTATAAGAGTTAAGATATAATTTTACAGATTTACTCTCAACAATATTAGGAGTGTCAGATGGATAGGTAAACTTTACCCAGCCAGATACAGGAAAGCCATTCGTAAGAAGAGTGGAAAATTCATATCCGTTCCAAGCATCTACACCGACAAACGGAAGATCGTTATCATCAATATCATATGCAGTACGATTAAGATGACGAGGTACACCAACAAGCAAAGATGCATCCACATTATCAGGAGTAATATAAGGCTTTACTACAGACCCGTCACCAGCTTTACCTAAATGCTTACTCGCAATATTTTCAATTTCACTCATTTAATACCTCGGTCTCTTTCTAATTTATCAATAGCAAAGTCTAAGAATTGTCTTGCTTTATACAGTTCATACAATACATCGTCTTTCTTACCAAGACGCCATAAATACTTGAACGCTTGAAAACGATTATAGTCAGTAAACGGGTCGTTCTGATGCTCATCACATAGCTGCTCAATAGCAGCAATACATTCTATAGAACCTTCTTTCTGACTATAATGATCAGGCCTTGCATCACCAGTTTCTTCAATTTCGTCTGTCATACTTTATCTCGCAAAAAATCACACCAAAGATTAATAGATAGATCTCTTAAATTATTAATCAAATCCGTCTCA